CGCGCAGTCTCTTCAATTGCCGTCTGATCTCAATCTCTAACAACTGTATGTTTTCTCCGGAAGCTTCGGCGAGCTTCATCCTATTTCCTGGCCACCACTTTTCTGGAAAGCCGCACAAATCGATGCAGGCAATATAGCCGACTCGGTCTGCGGCCAATTTTCTTCCAGAGATTGTAACTAAAAGATCCCCAACAATACCTTCCCAGCGGAAGGAACTGTTGCCTGAAGTAGTTACTGCTTCAAGAGGGATGCTAAGGAACGTCTCCATTAAATGATGCGATATTATTGGTTCTAGGATATAGTAACCAATAATGCAACAGATAGTATGGGCGCGGGATTTGACCGTGTTTTTCTTCTATCACTACTTTCGCATGGATTTAGCGCAGTTGCCTTTACTACCATTTCTGGAGAATCATGAATGATAAGTTCACAGTTGATTTTGATCACCTGACCAAAACGCTACTTCCACAGAAGCGTGCCTACCGTCTTGCAGATGTTGAAGATCGTATTGAGCGCGTTGCTTACGACTTGGTTCGTTTCCGAGACAACGCCGATACCGATCAGCTCTGGAAAATTGAAGAGGGTTCTGACGGCCCGGTCATTGTTGCCTTATATGGGGAGGATGGAACAATGAAGACTTCCGAGTCCAGCGTTAAGAGAGATTGGGACGCCATTCCGGACAAGAAGGCAGTCCACGTATTCTACAAGGGTGAAGCCATTGTTTCTTTATCTTCGCAGGAGCTGGGAATTCCTGTGGAAGAATTCGATATCGTACGCCGATGGCTGCCGCGCAAGTTAGAAGCTGACCAGGGCTTACAGAAGGAATTGCTTAGCAAGGTAGCGTCTAGTGGACGTGAATTGATCGCACAGCGTTTCCCGGAGCTGCGCAAGGTAGTATCGGAGTAATTATGCTCAAAGCCGCAACAATAGCGCTGTATGCCGAAAGATTCGTGGAATTGGTGAAAGCTGCAAGCGAGTCAACTGAAAAGAGTGATTCTAAGGTAGATGGGCAATCTCGTGATAGAGAGCCTCAAAAGCTTGAGAACTAAAGAGGAACTATGAATTTACAAGACATTACATCTTTGATAACAAAGGCCGCTAGCGCAATTGAGGCCAATGAAACATTTGCCCTTCCTGTGCTTGCCGCCAAGGCTCGTCGGGAAGCTGCAGCCCGTCCAACGGATGTTCCTCTCATTAATGCCTCTCAGGTGCTGACCAAGATGGCCTCTGATAAGATGTTCATCAACAGGGCCGAGCTTGCCAACATCGTGGAGCGATTCGGAGCCAGCCACTCCAAGCTATCCCAGGTCTTCACCGAGGAGCTTGGAAAGCGCGCCGAGCCAAAGCCACATACGTTTGTAAGAGAGTCCAATGAAGGGATGTCTCTTGACCGTGATTATCAAAGGTTCTCAGATCCTGTTTTGGCTAATGCCCTGACCGGAGCTTTTGATGCCACACCCACCGAGAAGATCTATTCAACTGCCGATGCTCAGCGTGCTCACCGAGCCGCTTATGCTCAGTTGATTGGTATTGGCTGTCCTCCAAAAGAGATCACAACTTTCGCTGGCCGCAAAGATATCATCATCTGCCAAGCTGTACATGAGACCCCATTGGGAATTGCCAACGTGCTCATCCCGGTTGAGTTGATTGAGGGCAAGGCTGCCCTTCCTCAGTTGTTCTTCACTCCAAGTGGATTCGAAGACTTCGAGAAGGAAGCGTACGAAGCTCATGTGCTCAAGGTTGCTGGTAAGGGCTTTCGTGTTGATGGAGCCAAGTTGCTAGATGTTTTGGAGCAGGTCAAGCGCGGCGAATCAAACATCGCCAATGAAGTTGAGATGGCCGCCATTAAGATTGCTTCCGAAGAGGGCTCTGCGCCATCACTTGAGAATGCAATTTACTATGCTGAGTTGGTAGACCCACAAGCGGATGTTGCGCTTCCACAGATGCCAGAGACTCCAGAAGCTAAGTTTGCCGAGACGCTTGGTAAGCCAGACGGAATTGCCCGCTTCATTCACGGGAACCAGATTGTAGAAGCTGGGCGTGCGGTAGTGGTTCGCAAGTTCGCTGAGCTTGGATACAAGAGCGTCCAAGTGAAGGTTGCTGATGTCGAGCGCGAGAAGATCTTCTATGCCGTGGCCGTTGGAACTGGCACTGGATTCAAGGTCCCAGTTGATGTGTCTGAAGGCCGAGTGGCACCTCCACAGGTTGTATTTGCTGATGGTATTGTGACCGCACTTACTAAGGAGGCGATTTCCGAAATCGTCAAGTCTGGTACCGGTGGGAACAAGCGCGCACTTGCAGCCGCCTCTCCTTGCTATGACATGAAGCCAACCGAGCTGTTGGATGTTGTACAAAAAGCGGTTAGTGAAGGTAACTTCGCTCGTGCTGAAGAAGCGATCAATACCCTTGGTGAAATAGACCCACATGCACAGAAGGTGGCTATTGCACACATGATGTCGAATATCTATGCGCCTGGCCAGTCTCCTGCTGAAGAGATGGCTGCACAGCACGCTGTTGCCAAGCAGCCGGTACGTGACACGCCACAATTTATGACGAACAAGATATTCTTCCCAGAAGGAGCATAATAATGGCAATTTCAATGGACTTAAGAGTTCTAGCTCGCAAGCTAGAGAAGAGCAGTGATGATCTGTTGGTCAGCGCATCCACCAAGAGCCCTGAGGTTTTCCAAAAGGTAGCTACGGCTGTGGCTGCTGCCTCTACTCTTCTAGAAGGTGTTGCTGACGATATGGACAACAATGCTTCATTTGAAATTACCCCGCAACAGCTGGATGAGATTGCTGCATTAGCATCGGCTTTCGATGAGAGCGGAGATCCGTTGCTCAAGAAGCAAGCCTCAGTGCTTGACGAGCTGCTCCTGTCCATTGCCGCTCCTAAGAATGCTCTCGCCATTTCTCGCAAAGCTACCGAAGACGAAATTAATCGGCTCAGAGCTGAGCGTCGAAAGACTCGTGGGGAGGAGGCTTATAATGAGCCTCGTAAGGTGCTTTCCGAGATGGAAAATGCCAAGGAACAAGCCAAGGCAGTTGAGCAGCAAGTGAAGCGTTACATTCCGATGGAGGCTCCGCTTCAAACTCGTTATCCACCGGATCGTCCTGGTGGGCAGATGACGCGCATTACAGACCATGTATACCAAGACATCGTGACTGGTATAATCTATGACTATAAGGCCGGTTACAAGACGCAGAAAGGTAACGAAGTACCAGGCGGTTCGGTTGAAGAACAAACTCGCGCATTGGGTGATGACCGAGATCGTGGAGCGTCGTTATTTGAAACTCGTGAATCTTTGATGGGCCGTTATGCTAGCGGCGAAGATCGGGTTGTAGTTAAGATTGCGAGTGCTTTGAAGGCGATTCGAGATCATGCTCCGGGGTTGCTTGATAGAGCTATCGATAATGCTATGGATTCTGGTTTGAGCACAACTCAAGTGGCGAATATTCTAGCTTCGGACATTTCCGAACAAGGACTAAAAGTCATAGCGGAAGAAGAGGCCGCTAAAAAAAAAAGAGAACCGCTGAAGAGTAACATTGATAGAACTCTCACCCCTCAGGAAAGTGAGCGAGAATATTTTAATTTAGAGAGCGTTTTAACGCCATTACTTGAAGTAGTGGAAGCAGACCCTAAAAATTCTGGCATATGGCTTAGGATGATTGAGGATTATATAGAAGCCTCGAAAGATCTTGGCTTGAGCCCAATACATCAGTCTCTTTTGTATAAACGATTTCTAACTCCAAAAGCATCAGATGGCCCGGCTACAATTCCTCCTCCAAGAGGCAAACCACCAGCACAAACAGCACCTGGTAATATTGATGTGCCTGAAGCTCATTCCGAGACGATGTTGGCCGGAAGAGTTGCTCACCAAAGCTTAATGGGTTTGGTTATCAATGCCGTTCAAGAGCTTGCTCCTCATCTTTTAAAGGCCACGATTGCCAAAGCTCAGGCCGAAGGGTTAGAGGACTATCAAATCAAGTCTGTATTAGCATCTGGTTTCAGCAACCAATTTAGCAAGCCTTCTGATGAAATTAAGGTGGCCGAATCGCTATTTCCTCATCTTCAGGATTTGGGCTGGAACGATTTGGTAGCAAAGCACATTAGTGTGATGGCTGGGTTAGGCGTCAAGAAATCAGACCTCAAGAAAATTGCCGAACAGTACGGGCCCGCTGATATTAGAAGCCTAAGCCGTCTTGGAAGGGTTTTGAAGACCGCCGGAGTACAGGAGTTCTCTGCCGAAGAATTGGGAGAGTCTCCAGCGCCCATTCAGATTTTAGACCCATTCGTAGATGAAGGCGAAGAAGAGGAAGCTGGGCCGGATATCACAGCACTTGCCCTACAGGTAGTACAGGAAATCAAATCCAAAATACAAGATCCTGAGGAATACCTTACCCTCAAGCGTAGCCTTAGGGGCAAGGACTTGATTTTGGGCATTGCTCATTATGAGGCTAATAAGTTCAAGAAACAATTCGATAACGCTACATTTTCTGAGTTTGCCAACTTAGTGAGCGAATGGTCACTGGCTGAATTGTCAAGACAAGCTCCGGTCACTACCACTGCCAAATCTCCGATACTAACCGCCCCAACTCCAGAAACAATCACACCTAAACAACCAGCTGTTGTTGGGATTCCAGAGGCCAAGAAAGTTGAAGATTTTGATGAGGATAGTGAGGAATACCAAACCGCTTCTTCAGAGGCTCAGGACTTTTTTGCCGAGGAAAAGCCGCATAAAATTCTCGCTGAGATTTACCTAGCTGAACAAGCTCGTACAAAGAGCCAATTCCAGAAGTTCAATCCTGATGATAGTAAAGCTAAAAAGATATTTGATGCTGTCGTTGCCGGGATTATTGAGAGGAATATGGTTGGAGAAGGTCCGACCAATGAAGAAATCCTAGAAGAAATTCTTGCAGAAAACAGAAGGGTGGAGCCAGTTCCCTTTCTTACCAAAGTGAAGGAACATGAACTAACTCAATTTTCAGGTGAAAAGCCAGAACAATTTGAGGAGAGGAAGAAGAAGCAATATGTATCTCCAATGGAACAAAAACATTTGGAGCTTGGCAAGACCGTAGAGGAAAATAAGAATCTATCTAACGAAAAACCTGCTGAAAATTCGCCAAAAATAGCCGCTCTCAAATGGGGAGACTATCAAAAGAAACGGGATGTGTTTATCAGTGAAGCTCAAGCGAATGAGCTTGAACAAGATATCATTACCAGAATTAAAGACGAAAGAAATCAGTTAGAAGAGGAATTCCGTAACTACATTGTGAAAATTGAAAGGACTCCAGATTCTATTACCAACTTGCCAGAGGATATCCGCAACCAAGTAAACAACATGCTGGGAAGAGGAGAAACGTCTCGTGCTGTTGCTACAGAACTTTCAAAGCTAAACGCAAAATTACGTGAAGAAAAGCAAGAGGGGTTTGTGGTCCCAACTGTTGCTGATTTGAGCGGACAGCGTTATCTATTACTTGGAACCGTTAAGGACCAAGAGCTAGATGAATATCGAAAGAAAATGCTTAGCAGAATAATTCGAAGATGCGCCAATGCCGTGATGGATGAAGCTGGATTTGAATATCCACTACTTCCTTCCGAAGAGGGTGACGATATTCAGTTCCCACAGGTCAGGAAGGAAATTCAGCAGATTATTGGAATTGAAAAGGCCGCTGCTCAGTTTGTAAGAAAAGCCCCAATTGGCCCAGCTGGACAGCCTCTTATTCAATTCTGGCAGCAACCAGTGGAATATTGGAAGGCATTCAAAGAGACGTTTAGTGGTTGGGGCGCTTCGGAGAGAAAGGACCAAGACATCAAGATGATTGCCGCAGGATTCAACTCTCCAGATGAACCTGTGTTTAGGTATGTTACCACGAGGCAAATGCTCAGAAACGTAGATCCTGAAACGACAGGAAATATTCTTCCAAGCTTCAAGATTCCTGGTAAAAAAGAAGAGTACAAGACACTCTATTCACATCCTGAAGAATACAAAGCAGCTCTTAGTGAGGCCAAAACAAAATTCAGCAATGTGTGGAGAGATAAGCCGGCTGAATGGGAAGATATTGTAGGGGCTAACCCAAATGAAATTGATGATATCCCTCTTGCTATCAGAAGAAGATTGATGCCTGTGGCTTTTTCTAAGATGCCAAATGATAGGTATATTGCGATTGCCGCTGAGCATGGGGTGGATGAAGATGGGGCTAAGCGCATTCGCGATTTCGTAATGAATAGCGGAGCTGCGATCAAGCGAAGAATTACCGGAATGGCTTTTAGCGGAATGTCTTTTACCGACATGAAGAGACAGATAATGGAAGACTTCCCAGACGCTACAATTCCATGGGATGCCGTAGAATATGTTTTTGAGAACCTACAATCTGATAGAGAAGACACCGAAGAGAGTCAGCGACAACAGAATGAATGGATGGCAGAGAAGGGGTTCTATCCTCCATATCAAATCGCCGTAGGCGGGTTGGGTAAAGATAAAGAGCGCAGCAGTAAGAGCAAGAGGAGAGTTGAGCCGGTTACCTTTGCATCAATTGTATTCCCGCATAGGTCGATGGGGCTTAGAGATGTGAAGGAAAAGGGGCAATCACTTGATGAGTTGCAGAAAGCTACCCCAGCCAAAACAAAACCCATACCAGCAAAAACAAAAATAGCTCCACCAAGTTCAAAACCAGCTCCGCGTCAACCTGGAGTAGGTGTGGATAATCGGCTCAAGGGATTGGAATCCTTACTCAAAGGTAAGAAGTAAGAGAAAGGTATGAAATGGCAGCAGACTTTACAAAGATCCTTGATCATCCAGAGAAGACCCAGATAATTTCTAAGCTAGTTAGCGGAGAAAATCCTAAAGTTGTATCTGCCTACCTGAAAGATAAATATCCAAAACCAGACGAGGTACATCTAAGAATTCCAGCAACCACCCTGCAGGAGTTCTTAGATACCTATGCCGATCATCATGGTTACGTAAAAAAGATCATTCAGCGAGATGCCGACAGTAAAATTGATAAGAAGATTGCTGAATCTCTAATGGATACACGCGCTTGGCGCGACCGCATAGTTGATGGCGTTAAGAAGGAAATTAGCTACATCGATAAGTTGGATAATGTATTGACAATTTTAGAAACGAGGTCCGAGCAAATCTTCGATATGATCCAAAACGATCCTGAGAATACTCGTACTGACTACGTATTTACGAAGTACATGGAATTGTTGATGTTGGCAATTGAAAAGGGCGATAAGATCCGTAATGACCGTCCAGACATTCGTATTGAACACACATATACTGTTCAGATGGTAGAACAACAATCAGTAGCGTTTCAGAATGCTATTCGACGAATGCTGGAGCGCTTGGGGCCGGAGTATGGTTCGTTGTTTATGGATTTGCTAAAGGATGAGTTATCAAAGATGTCGGTGAAGGATTTGCCGATGCAGCCGGTAACCCCTAAAGAGATTGAGAAAGAAAGATATGCTATGGAGAAGCTAAATGCCCAAGTGGAGGAGTTTGATCAGAAGTTTCTAGAGGAGCATAAGGATGAGGAGCCGCTAGATCCTGAGCCTGGAGATTACGATCCTAATGAGGAGTCCGATGACTTTTAATGAACACTTTCAGCGCCAGGTTGATTCGGCAAATTGTGAATGTCTCCCTGAAGATATTAGGGATGGCGTCATGTCTGACTTTAAAACTATGTCACAACTCGGTATCGACAATGATGATGACCAAAATAGATTCTTCTTGGTAAGAAATCATGTCCCGGAAATTGTTCATTCGGTATTTAAACTAAAACTCAATGACAATGCGGCTAGGGCAATTGCGGCGGAAGTTTTCCGAAATAGAGAAAAAGCACCTATCAGTACGCTTTTGGAGCTGATAGAAGCCACTGATCTCGCATTAAAGAAGATGGTACCCGGACACATCAGACCCAAGGTTGCCTACCCACAACCTGGGGCGCTTACAGAACGCCCTCGATATGATATTGGTCGTTGGGTGGCGGCTACACGCGAGATATATGGTTTAATGAATAAAGGCCATGATCAGCGTCAGGCAAAACAATCTATAATCGGCAACTGGGAAGCAAAGGAACAAATGGATTATGAACAATGGCTGAAATTCTATAAGGAGAGAACTCCAGAGAAGTATCCTAAGTTGGCACAGGATACTAGCGATGCTATGTTCCTCGCCAATCTTCCAATTGGAGTGAACTCTTTGCGCGCTCGACACACTAGCGGCAAGTTCCCCAATCCTATTGAGAGTATCAAGGAACCACCTGGCTTGCCTCAAACAGACGTGAATCAAGCTAGAGATAAGATTGAGGGCCAACGTAAGAAGCTCATCAGCCGCCTAAACTCCGCCGAGAAGATGCTTGCCTCCCTGGATGGCCAGTTCTTTGCCGGCGATGATCAAGAACTAATGCTGAAGCTTCTGCAGGATTTGAAACGCAGAATTCAAACCGCCAATAAGCTGACTACTAAATCATCGTTGTTCGTGGACCATATCTATCGAGCAGCAAATTACTTAGAAGCCAAAGGACGTAGCAACGCTGCAGGTTTCTTCTATAAACTTGCACAAATGGACCCTATGGGTGGGCTGGGAATGCCACCTCCAGGGGGAGACGCTCCAGTTCCAGGTGCTGAAGCCGCGCCCGCCGAAGGTAATCCTGATGATACCTATGAATGCCTCAAGGAATTCTTCGACAATCTGAAGCGTGGTATTTCAGACAAGGATGATACACCAGAAGAGCGCGAGGATGCAAACAAGCCGCCACCAGCTGCAGCGATACCTCCTATGCCAGCGCCAGCAATACCGCCTCCAGCTGCCGCAGCTATCGAGGTTGAGGAAAGGATCAAGATTGGCGCTGGGTATTGGCACCCGCGATTCAAGTTTGCACAAGTAGCACCGCCCCCTCCGCCAGCAAATGAGGCTGTGCCTATTGAGGTAGAAGCTCCTATTGAGGCTGAGGTTGAAGCCACTCCACCAACAGAAGAGGTTGCAGAGGATAATACTGAGGATGTTATTGATGCAGCACTTAAAGGAGTGACTGTCAATGATGTTGTAAATAGATTAGACATGCTTGTCTCAATTTACAATAAAAGAGAGATTGCTCGTCAGTTATCAATCCTTGATATTATGATGGATCGACTTGGCCTATCTTCATTCTTCCCTGCATTGGGAGAGGCAATGAGTAAGGCACTGGAATCTAACCAGTACATTGGTAGCCGTCTTGAAGGGGTTCTTACCAGACTTAAAGGGTCAATGGAAGTTCCAGGAGCTTCTGAATGGATAGCCCCAAAGCCGGTTGAAATGAATCCACAAACCACAAGCATCAGGAATGACCTGCAGCGCAAGAAGGATGAAGAGGAGCAGCGGAAGGAATTGCGAAAGCAGCAAGATCTTGCGAAGTTGCAGGGTGGCGCTGCCGGCCCAGATGTAGGCCCGGCTGCAGTCCCTCCAGGAGAGTCTGCCGACTTACAGAAACCAGTCTCTAGAATTGAACGAGCCCCAAAAATTGATGTTCGATAAGGAGAACAATGGCCGGAATTAAGGATGTATTACTGGAGGTGAAGCGCCTAGCTAAAGACAATGGCTTGTCTGAGCCGTATATTGTTGGCGGACTTCCACGTGATAAAATCCTCAATCGCATCAATAAAGTCGAAGATATCGACCTTACTGCGGGTGATGAGTCCATTCATCAACTAGCTGAACTAACGGCTCAGCAATTCAAAGTAAATCCGATACGTTTCCCTGATGGCCATTATCAGCTATACATAAATAAGATCAAGTACGACTTCTCCTCAAATTATAATTCCCCTGACGCCAAATACTTTTTAGATAAGGCTGGTGTAAAGAGCCCAACACCGATGTTGCTTGAGTTGTTTAGCCGGGATTTTACCTGCAATACGCTCATCATTCCATTGGCATTGCGTAAGATTATAGACCCAACTGGTTTGGCATTAGAGGATATCAAGAAGAAGATTATTCGCACTCCACTTCCGCCTCGCATCACTCTCAGGGACGATCCTAAGCGTGTTGTACGTGTGATTTATTTGGCAGCAAAGCTTGGTTTTACAGTTGAAGAGGACATCATTACATGGGTCAAATCTCATCATGCGCAGATTAAGCAAGAGGTTTCTGTAGGGTTTGCGAAGAGAAAGTTAGCGGATGCTACGAGGGCGGATGTGCGTAAGACTGTACAATTGATGACTGCGATGGGCCTTTGGAATGTGCTCGGTATTCCGAGAATATTGACGGAACAAGCTGGAGCTGGAGCACTATGAAGCGTCATTTGAAATTGGCCGAGATTCGAAAGAACGATGAGAGCCCGTGTCCATTTGGGTTACCGATTCCTTTTGGTTGTCAGAATGCTGGCGATCATGTGGATCAGATGGCTCCGTTTGAAGTGATGGGGAAAGAAGTGTCTGAGGATGAGATGGAGATGTTGGCTGCAGCTAATACTAAGCTGTTGGCTTGGAATTTGTTGCGCAGCTCCGACAAACCATCTCCATGCAAGTACGCTGGGCATATTCTGGAGCGTAATAATGCAGTAGAGTGTAATCATGATGACTCAGCCCCAGGGCAAGGACCAGCCCAATCTCTTCTACCAGCGCCATACTATTCGAAAATGTTCAATGGTATTATCACTGGTTTGACTACTTACCCAGCCGGTTATTTGGCAGACTATCACGTCTCACAAAACGCTTATTTTGGCACGTATAGCTTGCAAGGGACTTTGGTTGAGATGATTAGGAAAATATAATCAATCTTTGGTAAATAAACGGTATAGTCAATATATACGAATAATTCAGAATAACATTGAGGTTGTTGCTATGGTAGATAAACGAGCACAAGATTTAGGAGAATTTATTGTACCCTTGATGGGAGGCGGACAATTCCACCCTGTCGAGATTGGTGACAATATTGAGGTATCAGATGATCCTCATTCGGTCACGTTCACACTCGACAAGATTCCTGGGGCTCCAGATGCGCAAGAAATCATTGTTGAACCAGACCACGATGATGAGACGGTAGAGGTTACAGCCGACCCGGAAGAGTCTGATGCTTGGAAATGGGAACACTCTGGCTTTCTTCCTTGGCTTAGCAAAATGTTTTCGAAGGTTCCCGCCCACTCCGGTTACGATACCACTGGGTTAGAGAAGGCAATCTCTTACTTTGAGACTTTGGACCGAGAGATTTCAAAAGCGATGCGCACCGATTTCAAAGACGAAATTGACGCGGCGCAAGCTGAGCGTGCTCGTGAGCAGATTGAGAATGGTTTGGAACGTTTGTTAGATCGTCTTGAAAGCGTCAAAGTTGACAAGTACAAGCGCCACAAGAAAAAGAAGAGCAAGGGCTGGGCAGAAGATGCTGGTCTTGTGAAAGAGGCTCAAAAAGCTACGCGCATCACTGGTATTACAATTACTGTGCCGTTGTTGATTTCGAGAATTGCTCGCGTTTGTATCAACGGAATGGTATCTGCAGGACATGATATTGAAGATATGGTGAAACGTCAGGTTGAGGAATATACCCTTGATAAGCGCGAGCAGGCTGAGCTTTCTCAGTTGCTAGCCGATATGGGCTACCCAATGATGCAGGACCGTGGACAGCCAGTTGGTGAGCCTGTGCAGACTTGGAAGAATGATAATTTTGACTGGTCCGCTCAGTACAGAGGATAATATGCGAAATTACAAAGGTAGCTTTTACAGAACTGACGAGATAAGCAAAGAGCCGGATCAATGCCCAGAATGGATAGATCTACTTGCCACCAAGATCAGAATTGATTCCGAGAAGATTGCTTCTGCTTCATCTAAGACGGCCGTTGAAGTAGCTCGTGAGCGGAATCATCAACCATCTATCTATGAGATGATGAGCGCTATTGTAAGTGGCCAGAAGCCTAAGTATAGTTCTGTTGAAGAAGCTGTTCAAGATTATCAACGCCGAACAGGCCTTGCAGAGTATCTCAAGCGCGCCGGAGATGGTGATCTGAGCGTTTTGGCTGGCCAGATTGTCGCAGAGGCCGCCAAGGGTGATGAGGATGAGTCAGAAAAGGATGAGAAAGAAGAAGAGGAAGAAGATAAAGACGAAGAGGGTGATGACGAAGACGATGAAGAGGATGAGGACAAAGATGATGCTTTTGATTTCTTAAAACGGAATCATGATTATGGCGAACGGGGACCTAATTATGGTGAGCGCCCATCTGATAGAGATTATCACCCAGATGATTTAATGGATGAATATAAGCGTCAGAAAGAAGAGGATGAGCTTGCAGCCGAAGGTAATGAGCTTGATAGGGGACCTGCTTTCCCTGAATTCGATGAAGATAAAGAACTTAAGGAATATAATGCTGGTCGTGGTAAAGAAATAAGAAATTGGAGGGATGCATTTAAAACAGACCCTGATGATCCTGATGTTTCGGATGAGGAACGCAATGAGCGTACCGAAAAGTTCTTGGAACGCAGTGAAGAGTTTGGGGATGTCAGGGACATGACTGAAGAGGAACTCGAAGCCAATCCTGGAAAAAAAAAACTGATCTCTGAGGCCGAGGAAGAGAAGCCTGAATTGCTCGTAAAAAACCCGTCAATTGAGCACTTTCTCACCAATATCATCGACACGAATATCGGTATTCAGGTGCCGGCAATTCTCCATTCATTACTTGAGACGTTCGGTAGGGATGGCGTGGATCATCAGATTTTTTCGGACAGACCACTTCTCAATTGGATCAATGCCAAGCTGATTTCCAAGGGTGTAACAAAGAACGATGCTCCCTCTCAAATTGGGCGTGGAGTAGGAACTCACGTCGAATATTCGGGCGATAAAGACTCAAACAAAGATCCGTTTACCTTATTAGTCCCAGATAAGGGAATGTTATAACTGTATTTTCTATACATTTGTCTGTATTTTGATATATCAAATATAGATAGGTGTAAATGAAATCTGGAGAAGTAGGGTTTAACGAGTTATTTAATCAGTTCCGTGATAGTATATTACGTGTCGATCCGGTTTACTTTTGTTCAAAGTATTTGACGGTTGACGGCAAGCCATTGAAGTTAGAGGGCACCGGTTATAAGCCGTTTGCAGACATCTATCGATACATAGCACTCAAGGCTATTGATAAAGATTCCAAGCCAATTGTTCTTGTGAAAGGGCGACAGGTTGGGGCGACTGTAATGGCTGGCGCATTGGAATGTTATTTCAGTGCTTGTGGGTTATTTGGTACGAATGAACGGCCTCCTATGAGGATGATGCATTTGTTCCCCACATTGTCGTTGGCGGCTGCATATACAAAAGACAAACTAGACCCACTCATCAGCTTGGCTCTGCCTGTGCCTGGTGCGATGAAGAGTAATGGTATGTTGAAGTCGTATATGGAGGCGCGATTAGATCTATCAAGCCCAACCAATAACAACATGCATTTCAAACGATTCTTGAGCGGAAATCAGTTGTGGATTGAATCAACTGGTTTAGACGGCGACAGGGTTCGAGGCAGAACCGTAGATGCTTGTTTCTTTGATGAAGTACAGGACATGCCTGACATTGCAATCGGTGCCGCGAAACAGATTCTTACTAAATCTAGTTATGGAACTCCTACCCAAGGTATCCAGGTATATTACGGAACCCCTAAAACCAAAGGCGGTTCGTATTGGAATATGTGGCAAAAGTCGTCACAAAATTACTTTCATTTGCGCTGTGAAAAGTGTGGGAAGTACTTCCCGTTGTATCACCCAAGCGTGGAATGGGAATCGGTATGGATCTATGGTTTGACAGTTCGTTGTACAGAGTGTCATCATGAACAGGATAAGCTTGCGGCTCAGGAGCGTGGTAAGTGGATTCCTCTCAATCCACCAGAGGAGTGTGATTTGATTGGCTATCACATCAATCAATTGTATATTCCAGATATTACCAGAGAAACAATAGATAAAGCGAAGCCTGAACGTAGTCCAATTAACACCGAGCGCATTTACATGAATGAAGTTCTTGGGGAATTTTACGATGGAGAAGGCGGTACCATTACTTCTCAAGAGATTCGTGAAAAGTGCATTGATAGGGGCCGTAAGATGGTGAAGTTCATCTATCCTGAGTCTGGTAGACGTACTTATGCTGGATTCGACTGGGGCCAAAGAGGGGCCTTAGATCAGATTGCTGGTCGTGGAAGAAAAGGATCTTACAGTTGTGCCGTTATTTTAACTGTAACTGGGGGTATCTTCAACATTGAATTTGCTACCAGATTAAATCGTCCTGACCCTGAAACTAAGATGGCAACTGTTGAAGAAATGTTCCGGCGTTACAATATGGCATTGTCTGTGGGAGATATTGGTGATGCTTATGATTTGACGCATAAACTACAAAGAGTTTATGATGAGAAGTTTTTAGCATCTCGTGCTTCGCATAAAGTGAATGGGCATGTTAAATATTCCAATGATGAATGGCCAAAAACAATTGTATTTGAGAAGGATTATTACATCTCAGAACTACTAGGTCTGTTGAAGGATGGCCGAATCAAGTTTCCTGGTGGAAGCTCAGATAGAATCGAATGGCTAATTGAACATTGTGCCAGCATGGATATCAAAGTGACCAGGGACAAATCTGGTGAGTCGTTGAAAAAATACGTAAAGGGATCTGGGGCAAACGACGGGTTGATGGCGCTATTGAACGCTTATTTAGCCTGGAAATTTGATGTAACCCAAGGGTTCTCTATTGCCAATCCTCAACACATGAAATATGAGCTGGCTACAGAAGCTCGTCCGATTCAGGCGGTTGTGGGGTATATTCCTAGGATGTTTGGTGGCCGTGGATAAGTGTTGGCCGTTGAAGTGATATAGAGGATAGCAATGGTTGAAATTAATGGTGGCAAAACACGAGCAGCTGAGCTTATTGAAAGGAATCGAAAGATAGCCTCACGAGCAGAAAGCTTAATGGCTAAAAACATAGCTCTCTCAAGTATTCCGGAGGTTTCCAATCGGATGGCACGAAGTGTGAGCGCCGAGCGCCGCGAGATTATGGAAATGCAACTAGAAGCCGGTGAGTTCCGTGAACAAGGCTCTGGATTTTCCGGGTCTCGACGTGACCGAGAGGAAATTCGGCAAGTACAAACCAATCTTGGTGTTGTCACTCACAACGGTAAGGGCTTGTATAAAATGGGAAGTGGTGTGGGTAACGTATCTTCCTCTGGTGGGGGCTGGCGCGGCTCGAATGATTCTGTTCGACAAGCTCCTGAGGTTTACTCTCCACTGTGGTTGAATTCCAATCTAAACCTACCAAGAGACCGCCCCACAATAAATGCTTGGAGTCGTAGCTTTTTTGCACTGAACCCAATCGTTCACAATGCAATCACTCTCCATTCTACATACCCAATTGCCAAGATAAACATTAAGTCCAAGAATCCCAAGGTAGAGAAATTCTTTTCTCAAATGTCTGAGGAAATCGACTTGATGAATATCGCCGTTCTTGCCGCTCAAGAATATTGGATTCTTGGCGAGGCCTTTATTTATGGCGAGTTGGATGAGAGTAAGGGCAGTTGGAGTCGTTTGATGATTCTCAACCCAGATTATGTCAACGTACAGCGTAGCGTAATTGCGGCCGAACCAATCATTAGCCTGCGCCCGGATGAGAATCTGCGAAGAGTAGTTTTTGGTAATCAACCATCCGACCTTCAACAACGTAAGCAGCTTGATCCTTCGATTATTGAGCATGTCCGTAAGAACGAACAAATTCCTCTGAACAACTTCTATGTTCACCATATGGCTCGTCGAATTTCCCCATACGAAATTCGTGGAACTGGTCTTATTGTGTCGTGCTTCCGCGCTCTGATGTTATGGGATAAACTTCGCGAATCGAAGTACGCCCAGGCTGACAACATGGTTAATCCAT